AAGTAACTGCAGGGCTGTTCACCTTCGTATCAGAAGGTACTGTTAACGGAAATAATGGATACGTCCTCACAACTGACGACACCATTATTCTTGGAACAACAGCGCTAGTATTCACACAGTTCTCTGGTGCTGGAGCGTACACAGCAGGCGCAGGTCTTACGTCTACTGGAACAACTTTTGACGTAGGTGCTGGAACCGGTATTTCGGTTGCTGCTGACTCAGTAGCGATTGATACATCAGTCGTTGTACGCAAATACGCGGCAACTATAACCCCGACAACACCATTTACTGCTACTTCTTTTGTTATCACCCATAACTTAGGAACTACAGATGTTGTAGTACTTGTTTACGAAATTGCTACTGGAAACGAAGTTGTTACAGATACAGCGTATACTACAACTAACACAGTGACTATTGGCTTTGCTGTTGCACCTGCTTCAGGGGAAACATACCGAGTTGTAGTTCACGCTTAATTTACTTAGGAGTATTCTCGTATGTCCCTTAAGGTTTTAGTTCCGATAGGTTTATTGTCGGCTACTAGCGACCCTACGGGACAACGAGCTGGGGATACTTATTTCAATACGACTTCTGGACTAGTACGCGTTTATAACGGCACTACTTGGTCTAATGCTGGGGTCCAAGGTATTCAGGGACTCCAAGGAACTCAAGGAACTCAGGGAATCCAAAGTCCTCAAGGTATTCAAGGCTTTCAAGGAACTCAGGGATTTCAAGGAACTACCGGAACTGGTACCCAAGGCACACAAGGGTTTCAGGGAACTACTGGAACTGGTGCTCAAGGAACTCAAGGTTTTCAAGGTACAATTGGAACGGCTACACAGGGAACTCAAGGCTTTCAAGGTATCCAAGGCACTAACGGTACACAAGGCACGCAGGGCATAACTGGGCCTAGCATTATCTTTACAGGCTTTGATGGCGGAGTTTCAACAACTACTTTTTGGGATTTAACTTTAGACCTAGGAGCATCTACATAATGGCAAGCAAAGTGCAATTTCGCAGAGATACTGCAGCAAACTGGACAAGCGCAAATCCCACTTTATCTAGTGGCGAATTTGGGTATGAAACTGACACCCAGCTATTTAAAATTGGCGATGGAACCACGGCGTGGGTTTCTCTTGCATATGCTCCTGCTGCTATTTCAGCAGCTACAATTAATACAACAACTCTAACCGCTACTGTCGGTGCAGGATTTCAAAATATGGTTGTTTACACAACAGGTACTTCCGCAACATGGACATTACCTACTGCTCTTCAAGTAGCAAGTGCTAAATTTAAAGTAACCATCGTTGGTGGAGGTGGACAAGGTGGCGGTACTGCTGCTACTGCTGGACATGTGGGTGGCGGTGGCGGTGCGGGTGGAGCGATAGTTAGATACTTTACTTATGTATCAGGACAAAATACTGGCACATATACAATAGGAGCTGCCGGTTCGGGAGCAAGTACAAACGCTGCGGGTACTGCAGGAGGCTCTTCTTCATTTATTTATAACGCAGTAACGACTACAGCAGGTGGTGGTGGCGGTGGGCCGACTTCTACTACAACAGGTGGTGGTACCGGCGGTACCGCAACAGGTGGAACTTTAAACCTCAGTGGTCAATCTGGGGGCGCGGGTGGAACCGAGGCCTCAACAGCCAATATGTTGGGAACCGGCGGAAGTACTGGGTTTGGATTAGGCAACGGAGCTTTTTGCCCTTCTGCTTCTGGTACTGGAACCGCAGCGTCTTCCGGCTACGGTGGTGGAGGTTCAGGTGGATGGAACGGAGCAACCGCTACCGCACGTGCAGGTGGTGCTGGTGGGGGTGGTGTATTAATAATTGAGTACTAATACATTTGACATACTTATAGATGGCGGAGATTCTACGTTTTCTGATGCACAAATTTCAGCTGTTAGTGCTCCATCTACTGCTACAGCAGTAGCCGCGACAGTCGATTCTACAGTAACTGGATTCTTGCTCGGAGGAATGTAAGGTACACTTCGTTTATGAATTTGGTGCAAAAATCGGTACAAAATGGTGGTAAATTAAAACCTCTTATTATTCCTGCCGATGTTACTAACGGTACGGGCTTAATGAATCCATCTATCTTTATAGATGATGATGGGGACATCCTTTGCATATTACGCCATATCAACTATACCCTTTACCATTCAGAAAACGACCAACGCTTCCCAAGTATTTGGGGGCCCTTGTCGTATCTTCATCCTGAAGAAGACCAAAGGTTAGTTACAGATAACTATTTATTGCGCTTAGATAATGATTTAAACATTCTTAAGTATTGCCCTATTGACACCTCCACATTAGACGTTACTCCTATATGGACTTTTGTGGGCCTAGAGGATGCTCGTTTAGTAAAATGGGAGGGCGAATACTACGCCACGGGTGTGCGAAGAGACACTACTACCAACGGTCAAGGTCGTATGGAGCTTTCTAGACTAGAAGTAGACAAATCTGCGTGGACAGCTAAAGAAGTGAATAGAGTACGAATACCTGCTCCTATTGACGAAGACTCGTATTGTGAAAAGAATTGGATGCCAATTCTTGATATGCCATATCACTATATTAAATGGACTTCGCCTACAGAGGTGGTTCGAGCTAATCCTGATGAGGCTAAGTGTGAGCATGTGGCTTTGAACGAAGGAAAAGCAGTTAATGCAGACCAGCGTGGAGGTTCCCAGCTTGTTAAATGGGGAGAACACTACATAGCAATTACCCATGAAGTTGTTTTGTATAACAACTATCTTAAGCAAAAGAATGGAACATACCGCCATCGTTTATGTGTATGGGATGATGAATTCAACCTTATAGGCGTATCCCCACAATCTTGGTCTTTCTTAGATGGTCAGATAGAGTTTTGCTCAGGTGCAGCGGTACTAAACAACAATCTTCTTATTACCTTTGGTTTTCAAGATAATGCCGCCTTTGTGCTAGAAGTGCCTACAAGCGTTGTTGATTCTATGATTCAGGAGGCGCTCAATGTATAATAAGATTAATAGCCTTATTGTTACCCTTGCTAATGACCCATTTAACCCAGTTTTAAGCTTAAATATCGCTACTGAGTACGAAAACATAGGCCAAACTGCCTCTGCGGTTTCTTTCTATTTACGTACTGCGGAGTACGGGTACTACTCACATCCGGAGCATGTGTATGCTGCTCTTTTAAAATCAGCCCATTGTTTCTCTAATCAAAAGCACCGTGACCATACCGTAGTTAATCTCTACCTTAAAGCTATTGCCTATATCCCTTCACGTCCTGAGGCATGGTTTCTTCTTTCACGATGGTACGAGCGTAACCAAAAATGGCAAGAATCATATACTGCAGCCGAAGTTAGCTTATCGTTTGGTCACTTTAAGGCTGGACCGCTTCCTGTATGGGTTGAGTATCCTGGTGAATACGGATTACGTTTTGAGAAAGCGGTTAGTGGTTGGTGGGTAGGGCGTAAAGATGAAGCAGTTACTATACTCAAAGAGCTTTTATTAGAGGACATCCACCACGTGTATCGAAGCGCTATTCATAACAATCTTAATACTGTTGATGATACTCCAGAGCTTATAGAGCCTCTAGAGCCAGTGGTAATGAACTACCGCAAGTATTTTGGCTCTAAAGCGCCACTTATTATTGATATAGGAACTAGGGACGGGGATGACGCTAATTACCTATACAAAAAGCTTCAAGGAACTAAAGTAATTGCTGTCGACGCTAATCCTGAATGTTATTCCTTAACTAGGAACAGGCATCCTTGGATGAACACTTTTCAATGCGCTATTACTGATAAAGATGGGGAAATCACCTTTAATCAAGTTCTTTCAAATGACATAGAGATACTCGGCACTTCTTCCGTGTTTAGTAAAGATACGTCTATAGACCCACCGGCGGATTACTACAGGGGTATTACTAAAGAAATTACTGTTCCAACAAGCCGCTTTGATACTCTTTTGTTTAGAACAGGAGACTTTGGAGTTGTCGATGTTGTCAAAATTGATACCGAAGGGTACAGCTGGCAGGTGCTCCAAGGTTTTGGAAAACGCTTGAAAGACGTCAAGCTACTTCATATAGAGACTGAGAATTACCAACTTCACCCAGAACACGTGACCGGCGATAAAGTGGCTGAGTTTATGAAGTCTCAGGGGTTTGTGTTGGTGGACACCTCCCACGAATGGGGTGCTAAAATGGAAGACCAAATATGGGTAAACCCTGCCTTAGCAACACGTAATAAAGAGTGTTTTACCCCTACAGCACCCTAGTTATAGGGCATAATTTCAATACCACCTTTAAAGGAGTTCCATGGCTACCACTTATAAATGCCTTGCACAAACAGGTTCCTCAGGAAGCACTGGTAACGGCTCAGCAACTCTTACAGCCACCACCGCTACTAACCTATACACCGTGCCAGCATCGACTTCAACGGTGGTATCGACCATCGTAGTATGCAACCAAGCCGCATCTACGGCTACTTATCGTATTGCTATTCGCCCGGCTGGAGCTACTCTTGCTGCTCAGCATTACATTGTGTATGGCGCTTCGGTAAACGCAAATGACTCAACAATTTTAACTATTGGTTTGACTTTGGCTGCAACAGACATAATTACTGTATATGCCTCAGCCGCCACTATGTCCTTTACAGTTTTTGGGTCTGAAATCTCTTAATGACTATACACCATACCCTTTCTATCCATAAGATGGAGGAAAACATCTAATGACAGTCTCTAACGTAAACGTATCTGCTGCCACAATAAGTACATATGTGTACGTGGCGACGGGCGGTGAGACCTCTAAGTCTGGTGCGGACTCTAACGGAGCTACTCTTTCCTATACGCCAGGAAAAGAGCAAGTTTTTCTAAATGGTTCCCTTTTAGTAAGAAGCTCTGACTACACTGCTACTGACGGTTCTTCTATTACAGGGCTTACTGCTCTTGTAGTTTCAGACATATTAGAAGTTCTTTCTTTCTCTCCTTTTAACGTCGCTAATGCTGTACAGGCATCTAACTTTGCCGCTAAAGGCGATTTAGTAGCGGGTACTGCAGCAGGAACTTTTACTAACCTTACTGTAGGTAACAACGGTGAAGCTCTCCTTGCTGATTCAACCACTAGCACAGGACTTCGCTGGCAACCAAGCGCCCCTGCTGGAAAAAACGCCGTCATAAACGGCGGTATGGATATATGGCAGCGTGGAACATCGGTTGCTTTGGCGGCTTCTACTGCTTACACTTCCGGATATAATGCCGACCGTTGGGATACCGGAACGAGTACTAACCAAGCAATCACTATTTCACGGCAGTCAACTAATGACACAACAAACTTACCTAATATCCAATATTGTATGCGTTATCAGCGCAATTCTGGTCAAACGGGTGTTAGTGGTCTATCCCTTGCTAATTCATTTGAAACTGCTAACTCAATTCCTTTCGCGGGTAAAAGCGTCACTTTATCTTTCTATGCTCGCGCCGGTGCTAACTATTCTTCAGCGTCAAATCTCTTGGGTGCATCTTTATACACTGGAACAGGTACAGACCAAAATAGATTAGCTGTTGTATATACCGGAGATGCTAACCCTATATCTTCAAACTCAACTTTAACAACAACATGGCAACGGTTTTCTTATTCTGCAACAGTTGCTTCGACTGCAACTGAACTTTCAGTAGTATTTTCCTACACCCCAGTCGGCACAGCTGGAGCGAATGATTACTTTGAAATAACCGGCGTCCAACTAGAACTTGGTTCTGTAGCAACTACCTTCTCAAGAGCCGGTGGAACACTCCAAGGAGAGTTAGCCGCTTGTCAGAGGTATTACTGGCAATCAGCATCGGGTTCATCTAACTATTTTTGGGGTGGACAATCTCTCAGTGGTTCTTATGCAACTGTTACTTGCAAACTACCAGTCACGATGAGAGTTTCACCTACTGTAACTTTGACAAGCCAAGACAATTCGGGTTTTGCTGCTACGGCTGGTTCGGTTATCCGAATCAATCCGGATTCTTTTTCAGAACAAAGAACTTCTAACGCAACAGTTGGAAGTGCCTATTTCGGTTCATCAGTAGTAGCAACGGCGGAGTTATAAAATGAAATATACATACGAAAAAATCACAACAGACTTTGGAATTTCCATCAAGCGCACAGATACCGATGGTGTGGTTTCTTGGATTCCTGTTGACGAAGCCAACAGCGATTATCAAGAATACTTGAATCCGAAAGAGTTGACTGAGGCAACGGGGAATTCACTTCAATGACTAAAGAGTATTACGACGCTCAACAGGCCACACTAGTTGTTACTCCGTTGACAGAATAAAGGAAGAAGATAAATGACAAAAGCCAGAGATGTGTCAGGTATTACAAATTTACCTAATGCTAAAGGTGATTTATACACAGCTACTGCTGCTGATACTCCTGCCGTTTTAACTGTAGGAGCAAACAACACTATTCTTACTGCAGACTCTGCTCAAACTGCGGGTGTTAAATGGGCGACTTCTCCAATTCTTGGCTCTACTACTCTTACTCCTGGTAGCACAACCACTGTTCTTCCTGGCGTTACCTCTGTTAACGGTTCTACTGTTCCTGCCTCAGATACTCTTGTAGGGCGCGTAACAACAGATACTTTGCAAAACAAAAGTTTACAAACCCCTTTTGAAATTGTTAACGTTTCTGGAAGTGCTTTTGCAGGAGTGACTTACTATGTAACAACCAATACAACAGTTCAGTACTTTACAGGTACATCAACAGGTAACGGAGCAGTTAACTTTGCTTCTACATCTGGAGCAACTTTAAGCTCAATTATGGCGGTTGGTCAATCTATAACATGTTCTTTGTTGATAACAAACACAACGGCATATTACGTATCTTCAATAACAATAGATGGAACAGCTACCGGCGTAACTACTAAGTGGTCTGGTGGCTCAGCTCCATCTGCGGGTAACGCAAGCTCTGTAGATGCTTACTCGTTTACTATTATTAAAACTGCTGCTACTCCAACATACACAGTTTTCGCTGCTGGTCCTTTTAAGTACGCATAAGGAGCGCCTCAATAATGAGTCCATTATTTTCTCCAGTATCGTTAGGCGGCTTATCCACAGCATCTGGTTCTCCTGTCGGTTTAGCGTTACAACAGACAATCACTAGCGGAACATCTGTCACCTTCCCTGCTGGAATCAACTGGGCTTATGCTCTGTTGGTTGGTGGTGGTGGCTCCGGTGGTGGTACTGGTGGAACTGCAAATGGTGGCGGCGGAGCCGGAGGCGTAACCGCTGGTTGGATTCGTTGCACAACAACAACTACTTGTGCTATTGGAGCAGGCGGTACTGCTACGGGCAATGGTGGAACTACTTATATTGGCGGTTTAGCAGCAGGCGGCGGTGGCGGTGGTGGTGGTAATGGCACATCAGGAAGAGCAGGAAGCGCAGGAACTTTAGGCGGCGGTGGTGGCGGTGCTGGCGGTAATTTAGCAAGCGGAGCAGGTGGCACTTCCTTTTATGGTGGGCCAGGTGGTGCTGCGGCAACAGGAACAATAGGAAATGTTGGCGTTGGCGCTAGTGGTGGTGGTGCTGACTTTGCTGGTGGCGCAGGTGTTTCAGGCGGCGGTGGTGGCGGTAACGGCGGCGTGGGAGTTGGTGGTTCTGGCGGTATTTGTGGTGGTGGAGGTAGTGATGGTTCTCCATCTTCTGCGGCAGGTGGTTCTGGTTATTTTGGAGCGGGTGGAACTGCAAGCACTAACGCTGGCGGTGGTGGAGCAGGGTTATTAGCAGTAGGCACTAACGGTTCATCAAACGTTGGCGGAACAGGCGGTTCCGGCGGTGGCGGTGGTGGTTCAGGTTCTACAACTACTGGTACAGGCGGCGCAGGTTGTATTTTACTTTTCTACTAGGAGATAAATAATGAGTCCTTTAATAATGTTTCCATTCGGCGGTGCATCCGTTCCTGGTGGTAACGCTCCTTATGGGTTAGCTTTGCAACAAACTGTTACATCAGGCACCTCTGTAACAATCCCATCTGGTATTAACTGGGCGTGGGCTGTTCTTGTAGGAGCAGGTGGTGGTGGGTCAAGTGGCTCTAATGGGGGTGCGGGAGGAGCCGGTGGAGTAACTGTTGGTTGGGTAAAAGTGCAGACTTCTACTCCTTGCGTTATTGGTGCTGGTGTACAAGCAGCAATTGGTGGCTCAACATATATTGGAGGTCTTGCTGCCGGAGGTGGTGGAGCAGGAGGTAACAATGGTGCGGGTGGAGTAGGCATTTTAGGAGGTGCTGGTGGTGGAAGTGGTTCAACTGTAACTAGTGGTTACGCAGGCGGCGCTGGTGCAACGTCTTTTTATGGCGGTCCTGGAGGTTTGGGAGGAACGTCTGCTGGAACTGCTGGTGGCGTTGGAGTTGCAGGTGGAGGTGCTGGAAATACTACTTCTACTAATTTTGTTGGGGGTGATGGCGTTTCCGGTGGTGGAGCGTCAAACTCAACAACACAAACA